AACCAGCTTTTGTTTTTCTAACTGCCATTATGCGTACTTTGTCTTTTTTCTTCTATTTGACATTATAACACCACAACCTCGTGCTATGTTAGGATTACTTGATTTTCTTTTAGTCATTCTTACGACTTTGCCTTCTTTGGCTTTCATTGACTGTTCTCTGTCAACTTTCTTTATAGCCGCCATCAAACCACCTTCGGCTTTTTTCTTCTTTTTGCCGCCAGTTCCGTAATTTGCAGCACCAACCTTTCTACATTTTGCGATAGCACCTGAGGCATACGCTGATGGAAATACCTTATATCTAGCTTTTACTTTGTGATAACATGCGTCTTTTGGCATTACATTCTCCTTTTTTTGTTACAAATACATGACCATTTTTTATGTTTACAGTACACGCAGTATTTAACTGGACTACCTCTTACTACTTCTCCTTTTTTTAGAGGCACAATGTGCTCTTTCAGAAAATCCTCTAGGTCGTGAGCAATCGATCTTTCTCTTCCTCTTGGCACTCCACTTTTTACCTCCAGGTTTGGAAATTTGTTTTGACATTGAACCCCGCGAGATCGCCATCATCTTTCCTTTTTATAAATTCTGTCCACAAAACTTTTATCATTTCGTTGTTTTCTTTTACTTTAACTTCTGTAATCGCAGTTCTTTTGTCAACCTCTACAAGTGTAGAAGCAGTCCAAAGAAAAAAAGAGGCAGTTACAGTGCCTATGAGTCCACCAATTACATTTTTCAAAGTTAACACTTCCATCTTCTTCTTGCCTGTCTTAAACGGCTATTGGGATTTTTAGCTGCCTTCGGAAACTTTTTCATCTGGCCTGCACTTCTAGCACAAAATGATTTACGTCTCTTAGCTGCCTTACTCCCAGGTTTAACTTTACCAGTAACAGCAGTTTTTAACTTACTGCCTGGATTATCTCTTCTATAACGAGCAACACCCGCCTTTGTCATTCCCGCTCCAGATTTAGTGGAGCGGAAATACTTTTTAGTTTTAGGCGGTTGTTTATCTGCTTTTCTAGCCATTACGATAAGAATATAGTTAACTTATTGCTACTACCAGTAAATGCAGATAGATACGCACCACTCTCTGCTAATATGCCATTGTCTGGAATATTGAGAGTATGTAATCCAGTTGGATAACTTTGTGCTATCAATGTAGCTCCACCATTACCATCTGTTATGGTCAAAGCACCTGCTGCATCTGCAAAGATAACTATCTGTCTTATTCTTGACCTTGCAGGTCCTATCAAAGCAGCAGCATCTCCTTGGTTTACATTAAAGGCTTTTACGTCAGATCTTGTTCCTGCCATGTTACACTCCTATTAATATACAGAGTATTCTAATTCAACTGTGAATCTTCCAGCAGTTACATCAGCATTAACTGTAGTTGTTGCTCTTGCATATAAGTGTACGTTAGCTACTGCGGCAGTTATATTTGGTACAAAAATATGGTAATTACCAGCAGTATCATTGAAATTAATATCAATCTCTGTGATTGATTGTGTAGCACTTAATTGCTCGTTGAATGATGTCACACCAGCACCCACAATCTCTGTACCAGAGACAGCAGCATTAGTAGCAGTTCCACTTGTAGAACTTAATGCTAAGTTACCAGCTAGTGTTTGTCCAGCAGCAGTTGTAATACCAATCAAAGCTCTGTGTATGAAAATCTTACTTGGTGTTACTAAATCATCTGGAGCATCTACATTTAATGTTCCTAATTCTACGAGACAGTCTCCATCTGCATAAGCAGTTGAAGCAGCGTCAGTTGAAGCTAAAGTACCAGCAAAAGATTGAATCTTTCGTGTACCCATTGAAACAAGTTGTCCAGTTGAATTAACTGAGAATCCAGTTTGTGTGATAACACCACTTGTACCATTTTTATTGATTACATTAAATCCACCCTCAGAACGGACTGGACCTGAAAAAGTTGTATTAGCCATGTTAATCTCCTTGTCTTGGCTATTGTCGAAGTTGATTCTTCGTCAAGGTTATTTTCATTATACATAAAAAAAGGGCGACTGCAAATAGTCGCCCTTATAAAACGTAATTTTTTTATTACGCTCCAGGTGAACCAAACAATGAACGAGGATCGGAAAAACCAAAGGAGTATCTCTCTCTAGCTTTATACCTCATGTTGCCTGTGTCGAAATCTGGATCCATAGCAGTTGCCATCGGCATCCTTTCGAAGTGCTTAAGACCATTAGGTGCGTCAGTTTTAATGAAAAACGCATCTGTATCAGTCAGATAATCATTGACGACATAGCCTTGAGGTAACATTCCCATGTTCCTTATGGCATTGGCATCATTATCTGCTGTTCCGACTCTTAGATTAGAGTTTAATATTCTCTCTGCGACAAATTGTAATTGTCTAGGTATGATTAACTTCATACCTCTTAGAGCGATTATCAATCCTCTTTCATCTACGAATCCAGCGATCTTGATTAAAGCATCTTCTAAAGATGTCTCGTTAAGGTCAGCTGCGACAGTTGGCTCGTTAGCAAAAGTTCCACCATTTGTTAATGGGTGATCTGTTGCTAATAAGGCTTTACCATCACCACCAGCAGTTGCTCCAGCTGTAAACGCATTAT